TAAAATATATTTCAGCTCCGAAGATTACCAAAGCCGAGAGCGTAAACGGCGGTGTAAAAATAAGCTGGGGCAAGGTAAAAGTTGCTGAAAAGTACAGAGTTTACTACAAGGACAGTAAAGACTGGACAAAGCTTGCAGATACAACTTCAACCTCATACACAGACAGTAAGGTTTCATCAGGCAAGACATACACCTACACCGTGAGATGTATCAACTCACCTGCAACTAAGTTCACAAGCGGATACGATTCAAAGGGCAAAACTGTAAAATAATTTCAACTCAGAGCCAAAAAAGAAGGTATGGGTAGTTGACTATAAAACAATTCATCACGATAGAGAATGGATTGTAACAGGTACTCACGAGGAACCAGAATATAAATATGGTTACATTGATGTATGTAATGATTGTGGTAAACAGTTGCCTGATTCTAATACTTTATTAGATCATTTGGAATGGGAGGCAGATCACGGCGGTAGCGGTTCATACCACGCTGAAGAACAGTGGGTAAAAGTAGGAACCAAAACAGTAGAAGACAGCTATTGGAAAGAAGCCTATGATGAAAAGGTTGTAGTTGGCGGTCACTACGAGTACAGATAATTAAAATTGTTAAATTTTGAAATAAAAAATCTTTTGTGTTACGATGTAATAAATTTTAAAAATATATTATCTTGTTTCCTTGAAAATCGGCAGGCAAACTAAAATGACAGTAAGTTTGACAGTAAGTTTGACTGCATTTTATCTTGTTTTAACTTAATTCAAAATTACTCAACTGAATTTTTGAAATCTCAAAAACCCAGTGTTTAAGCCACTTTTAAGGCATTTTAAGCAATTTTGGCAAAAAATAAACGGTGGTTGAAAAACCACCGTTTTTGGTCGAGGTGACAGGACTTGAACCTGCGGCATCTTGGTCCCAAACCACTTAATAAATGTGTGAAAAGCTTAGTGTTTATCGGACTTTTCAAGTTCAGTTGCCTAACATTTGCCTTGCATTTATTTTTTAGCTTATTTTACGATTGAGAAAATCATCAAGTTTTTTCGCAGGTGCTTCAGTATCATCTTGCATTAAATGCGTGTAAATGTTCAAGGTGGTTTCGGGTTTGGTATGCCCTAACTGGTGTTGAATGTAGAGAATATCATAGCCCGAATAGAAAAGATTTGTTGCGTGGGTGTGTCTAAGACAATGAGCTGTAAACGGTTCTATGACCTGCGGAATACCGTCGGGGCAGTATTTACTGCGTGGAGCAATGCCGACAATTTTGCCTTGCTGTGAATTGAATGCTTCGAGGTTTAGGCAATTGATGTAACTCTCCCACAATCTCCGCCACGCTGAATTTGTCATAAGTTTGCCTTTGGTGGTTGTGACTACATAATCAAATGGGGAGTGGGGTGCAAGGCTTTTCAGATAGTCTGACAGAACGGTCGGAATATCAACCTTGCGGACACCTGCTTCTGTTTTCGCTCCTGCTTTTATGTAAGAATTGTTTCCGTCAAGAACCAAAGTCTGATGAACATTTATTTTGTTGCGTTTCAAGTCAATATCCGCCCATTGCAAGCCGAGGCATTCACCTCTTCGCAGTCCTGCAAGCAACATAATCATTGCCGGCAATCTTCCTCTGTGCGGAGTGTTGATTATTAGCTTTTGCTCTTCAGGTGACAAGGCTCTGCGTTCTTTTTTCTTTGCCGCATTCTTTGATATTTTGACATATTTCAGTGGGTTGAAGTCGATAGCTCGGTTTTCAATAGCATACTCAAACACTCGGCTTGCGGTTGCGATGAACTCCTTCAGCGATTTTTTCGCTGTGGGTTTGCCTGTTGTTGGGTTCTTAGCGGCTAAGTCGAACACGATTTCCTGAAAGTCGGCAATTGTCAGCTTGTTGATTTTGTAAGGTTCAAGCTCTGTAAAATGTTTGAGATACCGTTCAAGCGTTTTGTATTGCTGTGGTGTTTGCAGTGACCTCTGAACCGTTAGCCAGCGCTTTTTCCAACAGCCGTATGTATCATCGGAAGAGATGTCTATGCCTTTGCCGAGTTTTTGTTTTAATTCGGCGGCAAGCGTTTCAACCTCTTTTCGTGATGTGCCGCATACGGATTTGTACTTTCGTTTACCGTTTTCATCTCGTCCGATATAGATGTTCTTCTGATAGCGTCCGTCTTTGCGTTTTTTCATTTTATACACTCCTTTTGTTTGAAAAAAGGGTGCAAAAATCCCCTGATATTCAAAACTTGAAAAATTCAGGGGATTGTGATACAATTATTTTGCGTTTAAATCGTATCATCTGCACCCTGTGTAGGTGATTCCGCTCTGTTCGAGTACCAGTCGAGCAGGGCGGATTTTTTTTATTTAATTTTTATTTGCTATGAGCATTTTAACCTTTGCATTATAACTTACTTTATCGTTCTCATCGTAATGTTCACCAATTGTAAAATCGTTAATGCCAAGAATTCGCTCTTGATTTTCTTTAACAAAAGCTACATCTTCTATATGGAGATTGCCGACATCTAAACCGTTGACAAGCACCTTGATTGCAGGCTCGCCTTTATAATCGTATTCCTGTAACTGCACATTAAGCACTTTGCCTGCTTTTTTGTCAGTTTTGAGTTGTTTAAGTAACTTCTGCCTGCCCTGAAAGGTAACACCTGCAACTTTAAAAACTTTCGTGTGCGACTTGCCCGATTCCGGTTGCATCGCAGGAGTTTTTACCTCTGATTTTGGCTTTTTAAATAATTTTGATAATAATCCCATAATAGCCTCCTCATTGACACATAATGTCAAATATTATATAATAATATTCGAGGAGTTCCAACTTCTCATAAATTCCTATTTTCCTACCATAGCGGCAACTATGGTAGGTTTTTCTTTTTATTGATAAAATTTGCGAATTGCTCTTTCACCTGTCTTTCAAGGGGATGCAGATAAAAAGCATTTCTGCGTTCGAGCTCTGCCATTCGTTCAGCCCTGTAGGTTGCCGCCTCAAGGCTGATGTCGCATAAATTTGCAATTGCAGCGGCATTGATTACTTGCATTTCGTGCAACACACAAGCTGGAGCTAACAAGTCCCGAGCAAATACATTTGCCGAATGTTCGGCATCGTCGGTTGTTGCAAATCCGTTGCCGTTTTCCTTAAACAAGTGACCTAAAAATATATGACCGAGTTCATGCGCAATTGTAAATCTACATCGCTGAGGGGATTGCTCATCTGCATATATGATATAAAGTTTATCATTTTGCATAAGCGTTGTGCCGCTTTCATTTTCACTTAGCAGATTGACTGCCGAATTTTTTAATAAAACAATGTCGGTTTGATTAGCTATTCGGCTTACCTTAACAGGTAGGCTACCTATATTATAATCAATCAAACATTGCCAAGAGGCATTGCGTGCCTGTTTGTATTTACCATAATTCAAGTTTTACCACCTCGTAGGTATTGTAACCTATGAGGTGTTTTTTATTATGTAATGCTTATAAGTCTGTATCGTCAGGCTCAAATTTACTGAGATCAGGAAGATTAACTATTTCTATAGGCTGATTGTTGCCGTCACTTCGTGCGGCTTTCACTGTTGGTATCAATATTTCATCTTCCACACCGAGCAATCTATCGACTGCAGGTTGCATATCAACTTTATTACGATATGCAAGTATAACCTTTTTCTCGTGATCCGAAAGTTTATCTATATGTATTTGTTCTTTAATTTCGCCATTTATCAAAGCGTTTATATCAATAGATAAAAAATTACATATCTTGGTGACATTTTGAATAGATGTTCCCCAAATGCCCCTACTAAAAATACCTTTAACGGTTGTATAAGGCAAATCAACTAATTTTGCAAATTGCATCACGCTTTTATATTTATCTAAAATATAATCCTGCAATTTTTGCTCAATAGTCATTGCACTCACCTCTCTTTGATAGTTAGTATATTACAAAATTTTGTAGATGTCAATAACAAATCTACCTTTTTTAGTAAATTATTTTTAAAAAAGTGTTGACAATCTACCGTAAAAGGTATATTATAATGCTGTAATCTACTAAATAAGGTAGATTGGAGGTGAAAAACTATGTTATATCCTAATTTGGTGAAAGCAATGAAAGATGAAGGTGTAACTAAAACAGATATTGCAAATCTGCTTGGATTACATTTTAACACCGTAACTGCAAAACTTGAGGGCGAAACATCTTCAAGCAAAGCTGTTTATCAAGTTGGCTTTACTTTGATTGAGGCGGTAATGATTAAAAACATATTTTTTAAAAGATATGATCTTGCTTGGCTTTTTGATTTTTCTGAACACACAAAAACAGCTTAACGAAAGGAAGTGAAAAATGCTTTTAATATACTTACTCGGAGCGGTAGGTATAAGTTTTGAAATAGCTACTTTGTTTTATACATTTACATATAAAAATTCCAAGTATGCTATATCAATGACAATGCACATACTTGGAACAGTTTGCTGTTTATTATACTTGTGTATTCTACTTATTTTGAAGTTTTTACATTATATTTCTTAATTGATAAGTTCTGGAAAAGATACCGCCCTGATTGATTATATCTAACTAAATGTTAAAAAAGGAGGACTGAAAATGCCGAGAGAAAGACCTATTGTCAACTGGGATGATATACCGTGTGTAGTAGATGTGCCGTATGTGGCACGATTGCTCGCTATGAATCCCGACCATGTTGCAAAACTTGCAAAAGATAACAAAATCCCTGCTTTTAAGATTGAAAAGCTCTGGCGCTTTAAGAAAAACGAAATTGAGCAGTATATAGAGGAGCACAGAAATGGATATTATTGCAAATAACCGCCAAAAGAAAGGAGTGTAACAAATGGCATTTAAAGATTTAGAAACAAAAAGGTCGCTTAGAAAAAAGTACCGTGACAGCAAAGACCAGCTTAAATACACGCAAAAAAGTCTTGCAAGCACCGAGCAGGAGCGTGACATTGCGAACAGCCGTCTTGAAAAAACAAAGGCAAAGCTTGACAAAGTGACAGCCTTATATGTTGCCGAAAGAGCGAAAAACGCAGAACTTGCCCGAAAGCTCAAAGCCTACGAATCATCGGACCCCGAAACAATCGTTTTTGAATGTGTGGGGGTTGAAAATGCCAACGACTACAAGGTTGTTTGATGAAAAGAACATTTTGCGGACCTTAGCAAAATGTTTATCAAATATAAAGGTGGGAAAATATTTTGAATTACACTGATTTTATATCCTCAAACGGATACATATGCACTGAATCTGAGTTTGAAATTGCTAAGGCACACGCTAAGAACAAGTTGGCGGTTATTATCAGCCGATTTGGTGATGCAAACGGTGAACGCCTTGAGGATTATTACCTTGAACAGCTTATCAGGGAAGAACTCAGAGCTAAAAGAGTATCAAAGGCGTTGTTTGAAATGCAACTTGCAGGCAAAGAGAAATCCCGCATTGCTTAGGAACAGCAACACGGGATTAAACAAAAAGAAATTTAAACAAGCTCATTATATCATATTGAATCGAAAAATCAATAGTTAGGAGATATTAAAATGTGCGAAGTATGCAGAAGCACTCCGTGTAATCCGATGTGCCCAAACGCACCGCAAGTACTGGTAATGGGGCATTGCAGAGCGTGCAACGCAGAACTCAGATATGATTATACATATTTCAGAGATACAAATGATGATATTTTCTGTTCTCGTGAATGTGCCGAACTTTTTCACGGCATTACCGAGGAAGAATGGTCAATAGATTAAGGAGGTAACATAAAATGACCAAAATTACAGGACCCGTTAATTTGCTTGAAACTGCTGATATGGAAGAAGTAAAAAATCTGTCAACAGTTAATGATGCAGAACCTGATTCAACCGATTTAATTCAGGTAGCTCAGATTCCTGTCATCATCGAGAATCTCAAGCTGGTTAAATCTGAAATTGAGAAAAAGGTAAACACTGCCTGCGAAATGATATGTACAGACGAAAACTACAAGGAAATCAAGAAGTTGCGTTCATCGCTCAATAAGGAATTTGCGGAATTTGAAACTCGCCGAAAAGCGGTTAAATCGGAAATAATAACACCTTATGAGGCTTTTGAAACAGTTTACAAAGATTGCGTGTTATTGCCTTATAAGAAAGCTGATTCCGCCCTTAAAGGTAAGGTTGACGCCATTGAGCAGGGTCTTAAACAGGAAAAGTACGAAAAATCAAAAAGCTATTTTGATGAGTATTCAAAATCACTCGGTATTGATTTTGTGGCATATGAGCAGGTTAGTTTAAACATTACTATGAGCGTATCTCTCAAAAAGCTTAAAGAAACTATAAAATCTAACCTTGACAAGATTATGGATGACTTAAAGCTTATCGCAACGCAGGAGCACAAGGACGAAATCCTGTACGAGTATAAGCGGTCTTTGAATGTATCGGTTGCAATAACTTCCGTAACCGAGAGGTACAAGGCTATTGAAGAAGAAAAAGCAAGGGCAGAAGCCGAAAGAGCAGAGCGTGAAAAAGCCGAGCAGGCTGTGAGCAACACTCTTGACGAATATGAACCGTTTGTTGCAAATGTGCCTGAAGAAGTTGCTCCTCCGGTTGAAGAAATATCAGAACAGCCACAGCAAGATGAAAAAGTTCTGTCATTGTCATTCAAGGTTTACGGTACAAAATCACAGCTTAAAGATTTTGCACTCACTGTTAAGCAGTTAATCAACGAAAGGGGATTACGCTATGAGTAATTATAATAATCAAAACAATCAGATTCAGCAGAGAAAGCCGAAGTTTTCGTCAATGCTCCAGACAGTGGCTTTTCAGAAAAGCCTTTCAAATTCAATGAAAGACCCGAAGGAAATCCAAAAGTTCACGGCGGCTATTACCTCAGTAGTGAGTACCAATCCGGCACTCGAAGAATGTGATGCAGGAACAATTCTTTCAGCGGCACTTTGCGGACATTCGCTCGGCTTGCCACCATCACCACAGCTTGGACAGTATTACATGGTTCCGTTTAAGGACCGTAAGAACAATCGTACAACAGCAACATTCGTTCTTGGTTATCGTGGCTATATTCAGCTTGCTATCCGTTCAGGACAGTATAAAAGACTTAATGTGGTGGAAATCAAAGAGGGAGAACTTCTTAATTGGGATCCGCTCACAGAAGAAATTACAATCAAAATGATTGAAGATGAAACAGAGCGTGAAACAGCTGAAACAATCGGATATTATGCTTATTTTCGCTATGTAAACGGCTTTGAGAAAGCTCTTTACTGGAGTAAGGATAAGATGAAACAGCACGCTATGAAGTATTCAGCTGGATATGCAAGCGATGTCAATAAGGGTACAAGCTATACATTTTGGGCAAAGGATTTTGATGCGATGGCTAAGAAAACAATGCTCAGACAGCTTATCAGCAAATGGGGCGTTATGAGTGTTGAAATGCAGACAGCGTATGAAGCTGACAATCATATAATCAATGCCGACGGTACTCCCGATTATGAAACGAATACAATGATTGACGCAGATGTACCGTCAGATGCCCCATTACCGGAATCATCTGAACAGCAGATTGATTCCGATGAAGCATTCTCAATCGATGATCTTGCAGAATGAAATGATTGATTTAGAGATAATAAGCACAGGTTCTAAGGGCAACGCAGTCTTTCTTGACGGTCAGGTCTTGATTGACTGCGGAGTGCCGTTCAGCAAACTTGTTGAGTGTGAAGTGGTTGACCGAGTTAAATATGTTTTTTTAACTCATCAACACGGAGACCATTGTAATGTTGCTACTCTAAAGCGACTGCTGTCCGAACACCCTTGTATTCGGATAATTTACCCCAATTATCTTTGCAAAAAGCTTTTTTTATTAGGTGATACCTCCTTTCAATACAATTCTTTCATAGTCGCTCAGGATAAATGGTACTCAATCAGCAATATTACTTTTTCAGCAGTACCACTTCGGCATGATGTTCCTAATATCGGCTGGAAGTTACACTTCAACACTCAACAGGGGATATATAAAGTTATATACGCAACTGATACATCGGAAATCGCTCATATAACAGCTAAGAACTACGATTTGTATCTTGTAGAAGCTAACTACTCAAAAACAGAATTACTTAATCGAATAAAAGATAAACGATTGAAAGGTCAATATGTGTACGAAGATAGAGTTCTTCGTACACATTTGAGCAAAGAAAAGTGCGATGAATGGTTGTATCAAAATATGGGTAATAACAGTTTCTTCGTTTATATGCACCAACACGAGGACTTAGTATGATTACATCAGCGAACATAGTATCTTATGACGGATATAACTTAATAGTAAGACCGCATGAGCGTATCGGCAGAGAACTTGCACAGAAACAAGTACATGAAATTGAACTCAGAATTGTTGACGGACGCACGATTTCTGCCGAACAGCGAAGAAAAATATACGCAATCATCAGAGATATAGCATTTTGGTGCGGAGATAATCCCGAATGGATTAAAGAATATTTCAAGTTTAATTTTTGCGGTGAATTTGGCATTGAATACTTTTCGCTGTCTGATTGCGAAAAAAGCGTAGCAAGAGATTTCATAAGCTATCTGATAGATTTTTGTTTCTACCAAAATATCGGAACAAGAGATACTCTGCTTAATGTTACAGATGATATAGGCAGATACTTGTACAGTTGTCTTGAAAATCGTAAGTGTGCAATATGCAATGCACCAGGTGAAGTTCATCATGTTGACAGAATTGGTATGGGGCGAGATAGGGAACAGATTGTACATATAGGATTAAAAGCTATATGCCTTTGCAGAAAGCACCACGATGAAGCACATCGGCACGAAAAAGAGCTGTTTGATAAGTACAAAATCTACGGTATAGAGCTTGATGAATATCTTTGTACAAAGCTGAAACTTAATACAAAAAGAAAGAGGTGATACAGTGAATGGCTGGACAACCAAAGCGAGGGCTTGACTTTGCGGCTTGGGATGTTCACTTGTTCGATGATGATGAGAGATTTGATGTGCTTATTGATGCACAGGGTTGGGACGGCTTTGGAGTATTTTTTTGGATTTGTACCAAAGCTTATGCAACAAATGGTTACTATTATGAGTGGCGAGAAGGAACCAGTGCTGCCACGATAGCGAAACGAATGAGCGGTGGAATTAAATCAGATACGGTAAATCAGGTAGTTAAGCTTTGCTTACGAATTGGGCTGTTTGATAACGGGCTGTTTGATAGGGAGAGCATACTGACCAACAAAATGATGCAAGAACGATATATGTACGCTATCGAAAAACGCTCCGTGCGAGGTCGCACAATAAATAGATTATATTGGCTTTTGAAAGCGGAAGAAACAAAGGCTTATATAGTTATACCTGAAAATGAGCATAATCTCTCCGAGAATGAACATAATCTCTCCGAGAACGACACAAAGAAAAGTAAAGTAAAGGAAAGTAAAGTAAATAGAAATAATTATTATGCGATGCCGTCTGCAAATGCAGCCGACACCGCCGGTGAAAATATTTTTATTACATTACCTTTGAACGATAAGAGTAATTATTCAGTTTCAAAATCTGATGTTCAGCACTACAAAATTTTGTATCCTGCTGTTGATGTAGAACAACAATTGCGTTCGATGTTGGGGTGGCTCGAAGCTAATCCGAGCAGGAGAAAAACAAGAACCGGCATTAAAGGGTTCATTACTAAATGGCTTAATAAGGTCCAAGACAGAGGAGGTGTAGGATATGGATTCAATCCAAGCGATAATGTCAAGAATAATGTCACCACAGCGAGCGGAGGAAATTATCCAACGGGCGAGAAAGTCTTCTAAAGAACTCACTCCGAGAGAAAGAGCCGAACAAGAAGCAAAAGTGTTTAACTCAACACCCGGTAAGCTCATTGGCTATGAGTGCGAGAAATGTATGAACCGAGGCTATATTTACCGTGTAAAGGCAGGCGAAACGCCTTTCGGGCAGGTTACATATGATGTGGTTGCTTGCAAATGTGATTGTATGAAAATTCGAGATGAACTTCACAGAATGCAGAACAGCGGTCTTCAAAAACTTCTTAAACGATATACTTTTGAAAGTTACAAGACAACCTCAGATTGGCAGAAATATGTGAAAGATAAAGCATATGAGTACATTGACAAATGCTCTGATTGGTTCTTCTTCGGCGGTCAGCCCGGTTGTGGAAAGACACATATATGTACGGCTATTGTCGGAGCATTACTCAAAAAAGGCAAAGCACCTAAATATATGCTTTGGCAGGATGATATTACCAAAATCAAGCAGGCATCGAGTAATTTAGAGGTGTATGAAGCTCTCATAAATTCATATAAGCAAGCGGAAATTCTTTACATTGATGATTTCTTTAAAACTCGCAGGGGCGATTTTGTCTCAACAGCTGATGTCAATGCTACATTTAAGATTATCAATTACAGATACAATGAAGGATTGCCGACTGTCATAACATCTGAATTATCACTTGAACAGATTTCGCAGATTGATGAGGCTTTAGGCAGTAGAATTTCAGAAATGGCTAATCCGAAAATTTTTATTAAAGCCGATAAAAATAAGAATTACCGTTTTACGAGAGGAAATGAAAATGATGTCTGAAGCACAGGAGCAATGTAAACTCATTAAATGGGCGGATAAATGTGTGCAAATGAAAATACATCCTGAACTTTCAATGCTGTACACTGTTCCAAATGGTGGCAGAAGAGATAAAGCCGAAGCTGCACATCTTAAAAGGCAAGGAGTTAGGGCAGGTGTTCCGGATTTATGCCTTGCTGTGCCAAAAGGTAAATATCACGGCTTATATATCGAGCTTAAAGTCGGCAACAATAAGACTTCTGAACATCAGGATAAATGGTTGCAGAATCTTTCACGGTGTGGATACGCCGTAAAGGTATGTTATGGCAGTACATCAGCAAAGCAAGCAATTGAAAAATATCTGAAATTGGGTGATTGCTGCTAATGAAATTGCAAATGTGTCGCAAGTGTAAATACGAATATCATCCGTGTAGCATACGGAAATGCCCGTACTCTGAAAAAGGTTTGTACATATGCGTTTATTGCTGCAAAAAGTGTCCGTATTCAGAGCAGATAGGTACGGGCTGGTGTTGTAGGTATACAAAATGAGACGAAATTGGACAACAGAAGAAGTTGAGTATTTAACATCTGCGTGGGGAAATGTTAGTGTAAAAAACATTACAAAACATTTATCACGCTCTGTTTATTCGGTACTTAACAAAGTTAATAAATTAAAGCTTGGAGCTTTTCTAAGCTGTGGAGATAGATATGTAACTTTATCATATTTGAGCGAAGCTGTTTATGGTAATCAAAGTAGCGGAGGTTACATCAAAATTTCTTGGGCACAAAATAGAGGCCTTCCTCTACATACGATTTGCAGGCAGAAAGAAAAGTTTGAGGTAGTTTATATTGATGAATTTTGGGAATGGGCATACAAGAATCAGAGCTTTTTGAATTTCTCCAAATTTGAAAAGTATTATCTTGGTGTAGAACCTGATTGGGTTGATAAAAAGCGAAGAACTGATATAAGGCACAGCCATAAATTTATTACATCACCTTGGACTGCTGTTGAAGATGAGCGACTTAAGAAATTTCTTGCTGAACATAAATATAGCTATAGAGAATTATCGATACTGCTTAATAGAACTGAAGGAGCAATACAGAGAAGAATATTAGACCTTGGTATTAAGGAGCGACCGGTTAAGGCAAATAATCACATAAAGTGGACGGCTGAAGAAATTAAGAAGCTTGGTGAAATGATTAAATCAGGCTATAAGTATGAAGAAATGTCAGATGTGCTTGATAAATCTGCTAAAGCTATCAGAGGTCGAGTATTTGACTATTACTTGACCGAAAGGCTTGATAAGGTAAGAGCATACATTGGCAATGGTCAGTTTGGCGATAATCTTCCGGACAGGACGATTAAATACAAGAGGTTTATGTCTAATGAGGACAAGGAGAAGGTAAAAGTCTTGTTATCTATGCTTGCAGGTGAAATTAAATGTGTTGCGAAAGAGAACTCAAATGTTGAGAGTGAGTACGCTGAATTTTGGCAAAAAGATTGTTGTACCTATTGGGATAACATAAACGGCTGTACGGCAAACGAAAAAGACTGCGACAGCTGCACATCATTTAATAGAATAGAACCACAATTCTGCAAAAGATGTGGAATTACCTTTTATGAACGAAAAAGTAATGACATTTGCAAGGACTGCAGAGCTGCGAGAATTAAGCAAGCACAGAGAAAATATGCGATATTAAATCAAAAAGGAGTTGTGATAAATGAAAAGCAACTGGAAATTAAGAAGTAAACAGCACGAAGATCGTATTCGTGGTGAAATGTTTGATACCGGTATCGGTTACGGGCTGAAACTTGCTTCCATAATATTGAGTCGCCATTTCGGATTCGGAGCAAAGCGACTTTATAAATTAAATCTTGAAGCCCTGAGATATATTGCGAATATTAAAGATGGGGCAGAAGAATTTACAGAGGAATACAAGAACAATGTAGAATATGCCTCTATTAAAATTCACAAAGAATTTGATAAAACTATGGCATTAAAATACAAAGGCATTGACTATGGACAGAAATTGAGAAACGAGATAGATAACGAAAGCTATCTTAATTTGGAAATAGAGGTGAATTAAATGATTGATTGTTCAAAAACTAAAAACTATTTGAGTGAACAAGCTCGGATGACAAAATCAAGTGATGTTGGTGTGTGTCGTATTTCGTGTAATCATTGCCCATTGAGCAGATTTAATAATGACGAAGAAATGCTTTGCACTGAATTAGAATTAACGCACCCTGAAAAGGCAATAGAAATAGTTCAGAAGTGGTCGGATGAACACCCACAAAAAACTTATTTGAGTGAGTTCTTAAAAAATCATCCGAATTTTCTGCTCAATGATGACGGAACACCCGCTTTTTGTCCTTATAGATTAGGACTTATGGGTGCAGATGATTGCAGAAAAGACGATAACTGCGTTAAATGCTGGAATCAGCCTATTGAGGACGGTGAAGAGCGATGACAAGAGATAAAATTGAGAAGTATCTTGGTAGTGATGTTGAAGTTATCCTTTTTGACGGCACGGTAATTGAGGGTATTTTACATAAGACAGGTGAAAAAGCCTTTGAAAACGACCCTAATTTGACGATACCGAAGTTACGCTATTTTTGTACTTATGGTGATAATGTGGTTGATAGGTGTGTATTTAAGTTATCCCACATTAAAAAAATCAGCCGTATAAAGATTAAGATTGAAAAGATTGATAATACTGCACACGCTCAATGGGTAGTCAGTAAATTTGCAGATGATTTTTATCGTTGTACAAGGTGTGGCTCAGTTTGGAACAGAACTTTTGATTTTTGTCCGAGTTGCGGTGCGAAAATGGATAAGGAGTGAACACAATGACAAACTTTGAAAAAATCAAATCAATGAGTATCGATGAAATGGCTCGGAGTTGTATGAATTTTTTCGACTGCCCGTATGGCACTCCGTATGTCGGCTGTCCTATGGAAAAGCGATTCAATAACAGCTGTATTGACTGCACAAAACATTGGCTTGAAAGCGAGGTAGATACGAATTGACGGCGATTGCACGAAGATACGAATCCGGTAAAGGGTGGCTTGATTAATGGATAAGTCACACAGAACAGATTTAACATTTTCAAGACAGCTTGAAAAGGCTATGACATCAAGGAACATAGGTGCAACAAAACTGTCGAGAATGTCAGGAATACAACGTAGTCAGATATGCAAATATTTGACTGCTGAGATGTCGCCGACAGCAATGACTATTCGTAAATTAGCTATTGCTTTAGGCGTAACATCTGATTATTTATTAGGGCTGGTTAAAGCAGACAAACAGTAGCTTACAATAATAAAATTGTACCTAAAAATAACAGCAAAAAATTATACAATGGACTTATGATGCAGAAGGACTATCTGTATTGTAAGTCCATTATTATTTGGCGGTGCATATATGGCTAAAGCGTTTGCTAAGAGTTTCTACAAATCAAAGCGTTGGCAGGATTGCCGACAGAGCTTTATCGCTGAACGAATGCTTGTTGACGGCGGTTTGTGTCAGCTATGTAAAGAGCGACACGGCTTTATTGTGCATCATAAAATCATGATCAATGAGAGCAACATAAACAATCCTGATGTTACTCTCAACCACGACAATTTATTATTTGTGTGCAAAAAATGTCATGACGATTTGCCAGGACACGGGATAGGTTGCGAACCGAAAAAATATTTTTTCGACGAAAGCGGAATGCTCCGACCGATTATCCCCCCCGTTGAAAAATCGGAAACCGGTAACCGTAGGACCGAGGGGGGCAGTTAGATTTTTTGCGCGCCTTATATATAGCCCCCCCTCCCCCTCTAAATCGTGTGAAAGGACGGTGATTGATTTGACTGACGAACAGAGAGAACAAAGAGCGATTAAGCGAGAGATAAAGCGATTAACGGAAATCTACAAGGACATAGAAGTTAAAAGAAAAGACCTCGCCGTTGGCTTGATTGAAAATGCGGCGTTTACTCGAATCAGACTGAAAGAATTGCAACGGGACATTGCGATTTATGGCTTAACTGAATTATTTTCACAGTCTGAAACACAAGAGCCGTACTCACGCAAAAGGCCTGAGGCAGATTTGTATAACACGATGCTTGGAAATTATCTTAAATACATCAAGCAACTCAACGATATGCTTCCAAAAGTGACCGAGGCGAAGGCTGCAACGACAGACGGCTTTGACGATTTCGTTGAAGGGCGTGACAAGCTTTGAAGCGCTACCCATTAAGCTATAATCCGATACTTGAATATTACGAGCAGATAAAGAACGGCAAGGTTACTGTTTGCGACAAAATACGCAAGTGGTACAAACATTTAAGTAATAAGGTGATTAACCCGACAGACGGCTACCACTATGAAGCCAAGCGAGGAAATCACATTATTGAATTTGTTGAAAACTACTGCCGACACAGTAAAGGTAAAATGGGCGGTCAGCTTGTGAAGCTTGAACTGTGGGAAAAAGCGTGGCTTGCTGCTACTTTTGGCTTTGTAGACGATGACGGCATCCGGCAGTACAACCTATCTGTGTTAATTATCGGAAAAAAGAACGGCAAGTCTTTGCTTGCCTCTGCAATCGGTTTGTATATGCTCATCGGTGACGGTGAACCCGGTCCCGAAGTGTATGCAGTTGCTACAAAGCGTGACCAAGCTAAAATCATTTGGCAGGAAGCAAAACGAATGGTTCGCAAGAGTGAAACTTTGCTAAAGCGAATTAAACCACTGCTGAATGAATTGAGTTCAGAGGATTACAACTGCGGAGTATTTAAGCCGCTTGCTTCCGATTCAGATACACTCGACGGTTTGAATGTGCATTGTTGTTTAATGGATGAGTTGCACCAGTGGAAAAACGGCAGACAACTCTATGACATTATGGCAGACGGCACTATCGGACGAGACCAACCGCTTATCCTTGTGACAACAACAGCCGGAAAAATCAGAGAGGACATCTACGATGAAATCTATGACGATGCCGTTCGCACTACGAATGGTTTGTTTGACGATGTAGGTTACAAAGACGAACACAGCCTTTACATTATCTACGAGCTTGACAAGCGTGAAGAATGGGAAAAACCCGATTGTTGGGAAAAGGCTAACCCCGGACTTGGCACGATTAAGAACCGAAACGCTCTTGCAAGCAAAGTCAAGAAAGCGCAGGCGAATCCGTCGCTTGTACGCAACCTTGTATGCAAAGAATTTAACATAGCCGAAACATCAACTGAATCGTGGCTCAATTTCGAGGAGCTTAACAACGAAACAAAATTTGATGTTAAGGAACTCCGCCCAACCTATGGCATAGGCGGAGCAGATTTATCAAGCACGACCGACCTTACAGCGGCCAAGATGTTGTTTCGAGTGCCTGACAATGAAAATATTTATGTATTGTCAATGTACTGGATACCGGCAGACCTTGTGGAGAAAAAAGTAACCGAGGATAAGATCCCGTATGACAAGTGGATAGAACAGGGCTTTATGCGTACCTGCCCCGGAAACAAGATTGACGCAAGTGTTGTAACAGCGTGGTATCAAGAGCTACAAGACGAATACGACATTTACTTGTGGAAAGAGGGCTATGACGCTTGGTCAGCTCAGATGTGGGTTAATCAGATGATTGACGCTTTCGGTCCCACCGTTATGGAAGCGGTACATCAGGGCAAGAAAACGCTGTCTGCTCCGATGAAAGCTCTCAAAGCCGACCTTGTAAAGAAAAGAATAATCTACAACAACAATCCAATTGATAAATGGTGTCTCGCAAATACTGCAATAGATGAGGACAGAAACGGTAATATACAGCCAATTAAGACCTCAAAGTCAACGAGACGAATTGACGGTACTGCGGCTTTGCTTGACGCTTACACGATATATTTTGAATACGAAGATGAATATTTAAGCATTGTTTAGGAGGTGAGAGAATGGGAAAATTTAAGAACTTTTTAAATTCTGTTCGCAATGTCAGAAAGACAAAGAATTTTTCAAGGGTTGAACTTGTTACACAGAACAATTCAAATTTCTTTTTGTGGGGCAACAGAGCATATGATTCCGACACTGTCCGAGCTTGCGTTAATGCACAGGCTCTCAGATTTTCAAAATTATCCATTAAACACATAAGAGAAACAATCGTTGACGGTAGAAAAGACCTCTTAATCAATCCCGAGCCTTACGTCAAGTTCTTGCTTGAAGAACCTAACCCGTACACAACAATGGATATGCTTCTATACAGGACAAGCACACAGTTATCGTTATCGGGCAATGCTTTTTGGCTCATCATTAGAGACACAAACGGCTTGCCTACGGAATTGTATTTCATACCGGCTAAATCAGCTACGGACTTGTACGACACTAACGGTAACCTTGTGTATGAATTTATTCTTGCAAACGGCAAGACTTACCGCTTTGCTTCCGAAGATGTCATTCACTTGCGTGATGATTTTGCAGAGAATGATATATTTGGCAGCGGCAAATTTAAGGCTCTTGCACCTTTGCTTGAAATTGTTGAAACAACCGATAGCGGCATCATCAGCGCTATCCGAAATTCAAGTGTCATTAAATGGTTACTGAAATACACATCATCTTTGCGCCCTGAGGACTTGAAGAAGAACGCAAAAGCTTTTGCTGATAACTACCTTAACATCAGCAACAGTTCCGTGGGCGTTGCGGCAGTCGACGCAAAGGTTGACGCAAATCAGATAACTCCGAACGACTATGTCCCCAATGCTTTGCAAATGGACAGAACAAAAAACAGAATCCTTGAGCTTTTTAACACTAATGTGAAAATTATCACATCAACAGCGAACGAAGATGAAGAAAACGCCTACTTCGAGGCGGTGATTTCACCGAAGATTATTCAGTTAAAAAACGAGCTGACACGGAAACTATTCACTCGCCGTCAGCGTAGTTGTGGAAATTACATCGCAGTCGGTTCGTTTAATCTACAATCTGCAAGTCTTAAAACTAAGCTAAATTTCGCTGGAATGGTTGACCGTGGAGCAATGCTCCCAAACGAATGGCGAGAATCACTTGGTCTTGCTCCTGTTGCGGGCGGAGACACTCCGCTCAGAAGATTAGATACAGTTGCGGTCGATGAAGGAGGTGAAAATGATGCCGAAAACAATTGACATTAAGGGCCCTATCATTACGAATGATGATAAGTGGATTTACGACTGGTTTGGAGTAGCCTCCTGTTGCCCAGCCGACATTCGCTCACAGCTTGACGAAGTGGCGAATGATGAGGGCGTACAGGTTGTTATCAATTCATCAGGTGGTGATATCTTTGCCGCCTCCGAAATTTACGATATGCTCGCCGAAAGCAAGGCTACAATCAAGGTCATTTTTGCCGCCTCTGCCGCTTCATACATCGCTTGTGCGTGCACATCTGAAATTGTGCCAACAGGTATGCTTATGATTCATAATGTTTCAAGCTATGTCGCAGGCGATTACAATGACATGGCGCACGAATCGGGTGTGTTGCTCAAAGCAAGTAAAGCCGTTGCAACAGCGTACAGACTAAAAACCGGTATGAGTGAAGACGAACTTATCGAACTTATGGATAACGAAACTTGGCTTACTGCCGATGAGGCGGTTGAAAAAGGTTTTATCGACAAAATTACCGAATATGCCGCTAATAAGCCCGTGGAAGTTAAACTTGCGGCAAGCCTTAACGGTCTTATCCCTGACACAATTATCAAACAGATGAGAAGTGAAAAAACACAGCTTACAGCAAAACTTGAATTACTCAAACGAAAGGATGTTGAATCAGAATGAACAGACAGGAATATCTTGACAAAAGAAATGCACTCTATGATAAGGCTAAACAGCTTATCGCAGAGAACAAACTCGCTGAGGCGAGAGAGGTAACACAGCAGATTGATAAACTTGACAGTGAGTTTGAAAATTCTGCCGTGAATATGGCAAATAAAAATGCAAAGGAGGGAATTAAAATGCCTGCGCCATTTGAAAATCACAAGACAAACATCGACCTTACAGATGAGGGTGAACAGGTAACAGATATGTACGCAACACTTGAATACAGAAAAGCATTCGCTAACTATATTCAGAACGGTGTACCCGTGCCACAGAAGTTTATGAATGTGGCATCACAGACCACATCAAGCACTGCGGCGGCTATTGTGCCGACCACAATGTATCAGCGTTTAATCGTTGAACTTGAAAAAATCGGCGAAATTTACGCAAGAGTGTTCAAGACGGCTTATCCGACAGCGCTCCTTATCCCTACACAGAACATCCGCCCGACAGCAAGCTGGGTTGATGAGGAAAAGGGTTCAGACCAGCAGCAGGTAACTACTGACAAGGTTGTCTTTGCCGGCTATAAGCTTGAATGCAAGGTTGCGTTCTCGCTCTTTATGACCAAAACGGCGCTTGACACTTTTGAATCACAGTTTATCGACCAGATTAAGAACGCAGTTGTTAAGGCTTGTGAAATGGCAATCGTTAAGGGTTCGGGTTCAGGTTCGCCAACCGGCATTCTTTCTTGCACTC